GCTGATAGTGATCATCATGGTGGCACAATTTATCGTGCTTGCAATTTTAGGTACTGCGGTTTATCAGATCCAAAAAAAGACTTTTACTTCAACGATGGTTCCAAACATTCGAGGGGTAAAATTGGAGATGCCAAAGGTGAATGGAAAGATCGATCACGTAAACATCGTTATGTGATGGTATTTGATAAGAAGTTAGATCTTTTATGGACCGATCAAACGAGTGTTATCAGTAACTGCTAAACGGTTATCAAGAGAATTGCTACTTTCATCATAATACATCAAGTTTCTCATATCATTTAAGAATACTTGAAGATAACCTGGTTTCATTAACTCAATTTCTCTTTTCTTTTCGTTCTCTATAGTTTCGTACTCATAGTTACTAATCCCGATTACAGGATTTATATCTCCAGAGACAGTTTTGTACTCAATGTTTGAAGACTCTCTGATACCTGTGTATGAGTTTGCTTGAGTTGAAGCATCATATGGAGGAGAAATTTTGAAGTCTTGATTGACAATCTGTCCAGAAGGTAAAATAAGTCTACCTTTTGAGTCTCTGACCTCAATGGTTTCATAATGATGAATCTCATTCATTTCTGTCAAACCATACTTATTTTCAACATAGTTGTAGAGATCGTAATTAGACAGTGGCCATTCATCTCTGATATTTGTGATACCAGCAGTTAATATAACAATCCAATCAAGATCCGATTGACCATAAAATATCTCAGCAATATTGTCTGGTCTTTGAGTATCAATAATAACGTACTTATCAAAAAAGTTTACGTTGTCTTGAATCCAATCTTGAATCTTGACTCTTCGGAATATATTTTTAATCCTTACATATTCCCTAGAGGAAGTTTTATGTAAAAGATTTGACTGATATAGAATATCAGGTAGTTCTCTGAAATATGACATTAGAAACCTACACCTCCTATTACGTTCAATGCTTCCTCTACATTAGCATATGGACCATTGAAACTTTGTTCTTCATAATCCTCAGCGTAGATTGGATTAATCTCTTTGAATGTACACTGAACTTGAATATGAACCGGAGTCCCATCTTCATAAGTTGCATATGTGCCTGAAGCAGTGTAATTTACTGCCATATCAGTGAGAGAGCACAACTTAAATTTATTCAAGAATGGATGATCTCTTTGTCCACTTACATATTGTAGTTGAAAAACTTTAGGTGCTTGAATAAACAATGCACTTCTTGACTTGGGAGACATTGCTTTTTTCAAAGTTCTGATAATTGATCTCACTTGATCTGCTTCCCTCTTTTCCCGAGGAACAAAGTCAAATACAAATGGGAATGATCTTAATGTAACACCACTGAAAAGTAGTTCAAGATTTGATTGCAAAATTTGACCAGATGCCCTAGATATCAAAGCATCTGGATTTACATTAGCACCAAGTTGATTGATTGCAGTACCAGCAAAAATTGATTGTATTGCTTTTTTTGTTCCTTCATCTATACCTGCAATGTTTCCCGAAATTATTTTTTGGGCAAGTGTTGCAGGTGTAAAATCAACTGATTTTCCATCTTCACTAACGTTCTTTAAACCACTGGATATAGCTGCAATACCTGCTGATTGAACTGGATTTAAAGTATCATCGCCATAACTTACTGCTAAAGCATCACTAACTTGTTGAGGTATTGGTAAATAAATGTACTCTGCGTTTGTATTTTTCTTCTTCTGAGCATTAGTATTACTAGCAACATAATCACTATAAGATTCAATACCACCAATTTTGGTAATATCTATGTTTCCTTGAGCATTAGTAACTTTTGCACCCAGTCCGAAAATTTTACTACTTCTTATTTGGTCAAATATTGAAATATACAAAGCATCAACAGAATTATCCAATCGGTCTAAAGGATATCTGAACATTACTGGTGCGCCAGCTGGTGCTGCATCATTATTGACACTTAACTTTTCATTGGACCTAGCAGCATCTCTTGGTTTCTTTGCAGCTTGAGGAATTAACTTATTTCTTCTAGTAATATTACTAATTCTAGTTTCTGCCATTTAGATGGTTTTTATTTATTTAGCCGCCAATTTTGAAATCTCTGATTGGTAAAGTCATTACATCCCTAAGTTCTGATGGATAGATTTCATAAATGCCATCCGATATAATTTCACTTGCAAGATAATTTCTTATTGACTGTCCTTTTCCTAACCAATGAAAGTTTTGTCCAACCCACCCATTTTCCGAAACATTACGAATTTGAACTACAGGATTTCTATCATATCTAATCCCTGGTGTGATCGCAACATACTTGTAGACGTACAGTTTTCCTGGGATTGGTGCATCTGATTTTTCTAGAACTTCAAGTAGTTGATTCATTACAATATCTGGATCTCTAACACCAATCATTCTATTCGTGATGACACGAACTCTGTTACGATTCTCATCAGTATCTGTGGGTCTCTGTGCAGATTCTGCTGCTGCCTTTGCTGACCTTTGCTCAGCAAGTTTCCTTCTCTGTGATTGAAGTAGAGTTTCTCTTTTTGCCATTACTTGATACCGAGTTCTTTCTCCGTCATTACTTTGAACTCCCACATTCTGTCTTCACAGAAATCTTTTGCTGCTTTCCACTTTGCCTGATTCTTAGCATACTCATATGCTTCGTTCAGGTATTTTTTTGTTTGTCTTTTTGGTTTGGGTGGAGGAGCACATTGTCTCATAGGTTTAACTTCAATGAGAGATGATCTAATCCTGCCGTGGATATCTTTGTACTTAAGAAAAAAGTCTGGAAAGTAACGATGAACTTTATTATCAATAGGAGAACGATATGGAATGCAGAACTCTTCAGACTGCCACTCTATAACATTTTCATTCGTGTCACAATAGACCATAAACTTACGTTCCCAGAGAGAACGATATATGATATTAGTTGGATCCCCTTTGTATTTTTTTGGATAGGAAGGTTTGTATTTTCCCTTATATGACATCTAAATAACTATAACAATCAATTATAAGATATTTAGAGTGCCTAGACCATTACCTAAAAAAATATCTCAGATCAAACCAACACTTTCTAACGTTGCACTGACATCACATTATTCTGTTGAGTTTGGTGGTCTTGCTGGTAACTTGAGAAAACATCTTCGTAGAAGAGGTATTGATTCAAGATATATCACAGAATCAATTGGTCTATTGTGTAGTAGAGCACAACTACCGGGAAGTGGATTTGCAACTGCAGATGTTATTGGAAACTTCCCAGGTGTTGCAGAAAAGTTTGCACATACAAGAGCATTTACTCCTTTAAGTTTAGAATTTTATGTTGATACCTCATATAGATCTTTGAAGTTTGTTGAGCACTGGATGGAGTTTATTGCTAGTGGTTCAGAAACTGGTCCAGATGGGATTGATGAGCGTTTTAATGGATATTATTTTAGAATGAAATATCCAAGTGAATATAAGTGTGATGAAACAAGAATTATTAAATTTGAAAGGGATTACAAAAGATATATTGAATATAGATTTTTCAAACTGTTCCCACTTTCTTTAGACTCTACTACTGTTTCATATCAAGGATCTAATATATTGAAGGCAACAGCAACATTTCAATATGATCGTTATATGTCTGGTCAATCAAGATCTCTTGACTTTTTCTTAGGAACAGATAATGGCAAAAATCCACCACCAGGTGGAAGCGGACCAGTTCCTGGGAGAACTCAGGATGAAAGTACAAATGATCAAGTCAATGTTGCTTTGAGGAATGTAAATGATTCTAATACTTCTTCACCAAGAGCATTGAATAATGCCAGTAATTTCACTAAAAATACGGTCAACTTTTTAAATTCAAGTAGGACATTCATTTCAGAGTTCAGACCTGTATAACCCAACTAAATAATTTTACTGACGTGCATGAATTGTAATGCCTTTACCAAAAATTTCTACACCAACTTATGAGTTGGTGATTCCTTCTACTAAGAAGAAAGTGAAGTATAGACCATTCTTAGTTAAGGAAGAAAAGGTCCTCATCATTGCTATGGAAAGTGAGGATATGTCTCAAATTGCTAGTGCAGTGAAGGATGTAATTAAATCTTGTATTGTAACAAGAGGTGTGAAAGTAGAAGAACTTTCTACATTTGATATTGAATATTTGTTCCTCAACATTCGTGGCAAGTCTGTTGGTGAAGAAGTAGAAGTTATGGTAACTTGTCCAGACGATAGAACTACTAAGGTACCTGTCACTATAAACTTGGATGAAATTGAAGTCAAGTTTGACAAAGATCACTCTAGAGATATTAAACTTGATGATCAATTGACTTTAAGAATGAAATATCCATCAATGGATGAATTTGTAAAAAATAACTTTACGGTGACTGATGTGAACATTGATGAAACATTCAATGTCATTATGGCATCTATTGAGCAGATTTATAGTGAAGAGGAGTCTTGGTCCACAAGCGATTGTACTAAGAAAGAACTTCGTGAATTTGTGGAACAACTGAGTTCAAAGCAATTCAAAGAAATTGAAAACTTCTTTGGAACAATGCCTAAACTCTCTCACTCACTTACAGTCAAAAATCCAAACACTGAAGTTGAAAATGAAGTAGTTCTTGAGGGATTAGCAAGTTTTTTCGTGTGAGTATGGCTCATACGGATCTTGAGTCATACTTTAGAATTAATTTTGCTTTGATGCAACACCATAAATACTCATTGACGGAATTAGAAAATATGATACCTTGGGAGAAAGATATTTACCTTGCTTTCCTCCAACAATATATTGAAGAAGAAAACTTAAAAGCGCAGCAACAGAATGGTTAGTAGTTTCCCAATTATAGGTAATAGATCAACGGTATCGACTGCTGCGTTTGCCGGTAGAGCAACTCCTCCTATTCAACAAGATCCAGTAGCAACTAAATTGCTGAACCAAAATTCACTACAACTTGGATTGGTTGCTTCTCAGATAACCAATCTCAATAATCAAGTTGCTAGTCTGAATACAACGTTACAGGCAATAAGCACAGGTTTAGCAACCTCTCAGGCAGTTGAAAGGCAGAAAGAAGAAGCAGAACAGGCAAGAGAGACAAGACTGGCACAAGAGCAACTTCGCCAGGGACAGGAAAGTATAATTGAGAAAAAGATTGAAGCTGCTGCTACAGAACCAGCGCAGAAGTTAGCAAGGAAAGCATCATTTACTTTAGGAAATCTTGGAGATTTCTTTTTATCGCTTATTGGCGGTTGGTTGACTTCTCAAGTTGTTGATGCTATCAATGCTAATGCTGAAGGAAATACGGATAAGTTACAGGAAATAAAAATAAATATTCTGAAAGGTTTGGGTGTCATTACGGGAGTGTTCGTTGCTTCTAGACTTGCACTCAGAGTTTTGTCAGGAGGATTTGGTAGATTAGCTATAGGACTTACTGCAGCTGCTGCTTTAGGATTATTCACAACACCAGGGAAACAATTTCTTAATTTCTTATATGATGAAGTAAAGAAGTTTTATGCCGGTGCACAGAAAATACTTCCATTTTTACCGAACTTGCCAGGACAACAACCTGGAGGTAATCAAACAAATTCCAATAATTCCAATAAACCATCAGGACAACAAACATCAGGACAACAACCTGGAGGTAATCAAACAAATTCCACTAAACCACCAGGTATGGTATTAGGTGGTTTAGTTAAAGGAAAATCAGGCACTGATCAAAATATCAGAGCGTTGACTAAGGGTGAATTTGTTGTACCTCAAGGTAGAGTCAAACAATATGGTTTAGACTTTATGGAGTCTATTCGTTCTGGTAATACTCTTTTTGCTGAAAATGATAATAAAAAAGATGAGTTTGTTCCAAAAGATCCAGAAAAACCATTTGACGCTAATTTGCGAGCAAAGCAAACTGAACCTGCAAATATTCCTCTAGAAGGTGATGCGTCAAGAGGATTAGAACCAGGTCAAATATCAAAAGGAGATACAACACTATCTGAAATGGGATATAGTGTTGCTGAAGTTCAGGGAATGATCAATGAAGAAAAAAATATTGGAAAACCTGTAGTTGCTTCACCTGAGAATTTAACACCTGTACAGAAATCACTATCAATTGCTAAAGCGGTTTCTGAACCACCTCAAGAAGAACCGATTAATATTTTGCCATTACCTATTCCACCTTCTGGTGGAGGTCAATCCAATCAACAATCTGCTCCCGTTGCATCTGGAAATGTTGGAAATATTCCTGTCTTTGCTACAAGTGATTCTTCTAATATGTATGTTTTGACTACAAAAACAATATTTAATGTTCTCTGATAATGGCACAAAAATCTCTCTTAAAAAATAGTGATAGTTTAGGTAACATCAGAAAGTCTTTAATGTCTTTCGGAGATGGACTGAGAAGTGCTAATTCAACGTCTAGTAATATAGTATCTGATTTAAATTTAGGTAATAGAGAAAAGAAAAGAGCAATTTTAAGATCGGATCAAATATTTGAAACAAGAAGACAAGCAGTTCAACGAAGGGAACGTGAAGATGTAATTGAAGCAGGCAAAATTGGATCTATTACTACTAGAGCAACAAGAACTATTACCTCATCAACGAAAGGATTCCTTGGAAGGGTAATGGACTTTGTTGGAACTATTTTTGTTGGTTGGATTTTAACCAATCTACCGACAATTATTAAACAAGTTCGAGGATTGATTGAAAGAATTCAACAGGTACAAGTAATATTGCAGAGTTGGGTTAATAATGTTCAAGAGTTTTACACTGATTTCACTGCACAACTTGATACCTTTCTTGATAGAATTTCAATAATCATAGACGATACTCCATTAACAGAATCCAACAGAAATAATAAGAAACTTGAGAGTTCTGTGAATACAATTGAAAGAGATTTTAATAGAATGATTCAAGGATTTAAAGACTTTAATTTAAAAGAATTTATATTTGGTGAAAAACCAAAACCATCTGGTAGTGGTAGTGGTAGTGGCACTGGTTCATCAACTACTGGTAGATATGCTCCAATTCTAAATGTGATTGGAAAGGGGGAAGGTGGATATACGTCTATTGCTCCTGGAGATCAAAATCCAAATCTTACATCTATGACAATTGAAGAGGCAAGTAAGGCAGTTGGACTTGATGGTGGAAAAGGTGCTATTGGTAGATATCAACTTACAGATCCAATAAGACAAGCAACAGAAGCAGGTCTTGATGTTAAGACGGATTTATTCAATTCAGAAAATCAAGATAAGATTGCAATATCGTTGATAAAAGCACGCGGAATCACCGCAGATATGATTATCAATAATCCAAATGAAGCTGCAAAAAGACTTGCAATGGAATTTGCTGGTATTCCAGTCTTAGCACCAACTCAAGGTTATCTTGGTAACCCAATTGAGAGAGGACAAAGTTTCTACAGTGGGTATAATGGTAACAAAGCAAGAAATGTTACACCAGAAGATGTTGAAGCAGCATTCAAACAATTTGGTCAAGCAAAAGTATCACCAAATATAAACAGGAGCACAAAATATTCTAAAAATCAGAATATATCTAGTGTTGTTGGGCAGAATGCAACAATAACTAGTCTTAAAGGGATGAGAACTGACCCAATATCTGGACAACAACGTTTTCATTCAGGTATTGATATTGCTTGTGCTCCTGGTCTTTACATCTCTTTGAAAGTTGATTGTGAAGTTGTTGGATCTAAGTTTGATGGTGGATATGGAAATGTTATTGATGTATGGGTGCCTTCTTTGGGTGTTCAGATGAGATTTGCTCATAATACTAGCATTATTATTAAGGGTGGCAATATTCCTGCAGGAACTTCATTTGCGATTACTGGTAGCACAGGACGCTCTACTGGATCACATATTCACTTTGAAGTTGATAGTAGAAGAAATAGAACTGGATATAAGAGCAATATGGTTCCAGATCCATATGTTGCTATGATTGAATTGACAACTGTCGAAATCAAAGGAACTAATACCGCAAGTTCTTTTACAAAAAGTTCAAATCAGACACTCATATCATCATCCACAAATCGAACAACTACTCAACAAAGTGTAACCCCAACTAAAAAATCTAGAACTATTCCAATACCAATACCATCTTCAAATAATACAACCACACAACAAGCACCAGCAATGAGTGGTGGAGGATCTCAAACTATAGCATTTAATTCTGAAAATCAGTTAAATAACTTTGTAAGTCTTATTCTCTTGGCAGAACTAGGAAACGTATAATGTCAGAAGCAACAGATAGCTCCAAGTACGAAGAAATACTCATAGAATCTTCAATTAATAAGAGTAAAACTATTGACCTAAGACTTGGTGTTCAGTCAATAGAGTATTATGAAGATGTATTCTCACCAACAATAACTGCTAAACTTCTTATAACTACCACAGGAGATGCAATTGATAATAAGGGAATATATCAAGGATTGCCTTTAAGGGGTGGTGAGAGAATTTCTATAAGAATCAAAGGAAATACAGATTCTAACCCAGGACTAGATTTTTCTAGGGATGGAAGACAATTATATGTTTCTAGTATTACTAATGTAGTTCAAACTGATCAGATGGAGACTTTTGTTCTTAATTTGTGCTCTAGAGAAGCAATCACAAATGAGACTTCTAGGGTTCCAGTAAAGTTTCCAACATCATCACCAATATCTGTTTCTGCAGAGGAAATAATTAAAAAATATTTGGTTACTAATAAGACTCTTGATATTGATAAAACTTCGAATAAGTATGGTTTTATCGCTAATATGAAAAAACCATTTACATTACTTACTTGGTTGGCATCAAAAGGTGTTCCAGACATTAGTGGAGATGGAACTGCTGGATACTTTTTCTTTGAGACAAAGGAAGGATATCACTTTAAGTCTGTTGATAAATTGATTAGTCAAGACAAAGTTGCAACTTATAATTCAACACAAATCGCTGACTCAGATAATGATCAAAACTTTCAAATTTTAAATCATATTACTAGTAGAAATAATAATCTATTAGAAAAACTTCGTCTTGGAACATATTCCAGTCAAAGATCTTTCTTCAATCCACTTACATTTTCATTTACACATCCAGAGAAAGGTACATTTAAGTTAGCAGATTATTCTGGTAAGTCAAAAAATCTTGGAGAAACTTTTAAACTTCCGCCTATAAATGAGGGCGCAAAAGATACTCTTGGGGATATTCCAAGTAGGATGATTACAGGTATTGTTGATATTGGAACTCTTGAGAAAGATGTTTCTGTTGAAGAAAATGCTGATCCTTTCCAGTATCAGTCTCAAGCAATTATGAGGTATAATATATTATTCACTCAGACCATGACTTTGACATTGCCTTCTAATACAAATTTGAAAGCAGGTGATATCATTGAATGTTTATTTCCTAAAACAACAGTATCAAAGGATAACGAGTATGACCAGGACCAAAGTGGTCTATATATGATTAAGGAGTTGTGTCATCATTTTGACACTGAGGGATCATATACCTCAGTGAAATTAATTAGAGATACATTTGGTCAATACGGAAAAAATAACAAGTAATTACAATGTTAGAGGAGTCTTTACTTAAAACAAATTTTATTGGAAGAGATGGATTCCGTTGGTGGATCGGTCAGGTTGCACCACAGGAAGCACAAAAAAGTCAAGTAAGTGGTGGTGGGTGGGGAAACCGTTTCAAAGTTCGTATTCTTGGTTATCATCCTTATAGTTTAATTGATTTACCTGATGATGATCTTCCTTGGGCACAAGCACTTTTAGGTTGTACTGATGGTTCTGGTGCTGCAAACAGAGGAACTTCGGTAAAGATTTCTCCTGGCGACTCTGTTCTTGGATTCTTTCTTGATGGAGATAATGCACAGATCCCTGTCATACTTGGTGTATTTGGTCGCACACTTTCTGTACCTTCAGAAGATTATGTAAGTCCTTTTGTTCCTTTTACTGGATATACTGGAAGAGTAAAGAATGATGGTTCAAAACTTGCAAAAAATCAATCTAATGAACAAAATGCAAATTCTGCTAAATCTCCACGTTCTGTAGATAAAGCAACAGCAGATAAGATTAATAAAAAAGCAGAAAGTTCTACTCAAATTGATCCAGTTCTTGCTGCAGAAGATGCTGCTTTAGCAAAAGCACAAGCAAAAGAAAAGGCAGCAGCAACAAAGGAAATATCAGCATCAAAAACGATTGGTCAGAAAGTAACAGCAGCTTCATCAGATAAAGATAGTGCCGCACAGACAATAAAAAATGATGTTGATAACTTTGTCAAAAAGATTTCAGCAGTTAGAGAAGGTATTCAAGCTGGTATTTCTCCTGTTACTGATTTTGTAGGTAATAAAAAGCAAGAACTATTGAAAGAAATTGATAGTATGACTGCGAGTATACAAAAGGGTACTACTCGTATGATTAATGATATGACAATGAACTTGACAAAAAAATTAATACCTACTCTCAATGGTGGTTTACAAGTTTTATATGATCAAGTTTATGCTTTAGTTTTTGCTGCAACTCAAAGTTCTGCTGCAGCAGAGAAGGCAGGCACTATTGCTCAAGCACTTTTCATTGGACCAATCAAAAAGTTATCTGATGCCATACCTTGTATTGCTAATAATGTAATTAATGGTATAGGTGAAACTATCAAGGGTCTTTTAACCAGTGTAGCAGATAATGTTACAAACTTTGTATCTTGTATTGGAGATCAGGTAGTTGGTGCCTTGATGAATCAAATTATAGGTAGTGTTACTAAGTTCTTAGGACCATTGATGGGTGGTTTGGACAAAATTTTACAAGGATTCTCTGTATTAGATTTTTTCAGAAAGACAGGAGATTCTATTTTAGGTCTTGCAGATAGACTTGGTTGTAATGAGATCGCACCAGATTATGATCTTGTATCTAACGAATGGGTAATTGGTAAGGGATCCTCAGATAAAGTTGGTGTTCCAGTAAATGAAATTTTAGATACTGCAAATGAAGCACAATCAATTGCAGATTCTGCTATAAACATAGTTCAAGATATTGCTGCAGCGACAGGTTCTCTTGGTGTATTTGATTTTATGAATCCAAGTGTTTCTGTTCCAGGATTCAAGAGTGCTCTCGGAAATTGTTTTGCCGGTTTCCCAGAACTTGGTGGTTGTGGTGGCACAAAAATTAAAATTTTTGGTGGAAATGGGAAAGGCGGTACTGCAAATGCAATCTTTGGTGCTATTGAAAGTATTGCAAACGGTGGAAGAGGTTTAACTGGAAGTCTTATTGGTGTCGATCTTGTAAATGGTGGTGGTGGATATACGTTCCCACCGTTTGTAGAGATTGTAGATGAATGTGGAAGTGGATATGGTGCTTCTGCAAGAGCAGTAATTGATTATGATGAAGATTCTCCAACCTATCAGCAGATCACAGATATTTACATTGCAACTGAAGGTGAGAATTATGTGATAGGTGATGATCTTAGTGAATACATACCAAATGATACAAATGGACCACTGATTGTATCACCTGGTTCTGGATATTCTCCAGATGATACCGCACTTGATAGTAGTGGTAATGAATATGAAGTGAATGTGGATGATACAGGTGGTATCGTAAAGGCAACACGTATAGGTGATGGAGTTTCTATCACATATAAACCAATTGATAATTTGGTCACCTTTGATGTTAGAACTACAACAGGTTCTGGTGCCATATTCAAACCAAGACTTATCAAGAGACCTGAAGGATATCAAGGTGAAGTCAAACGTGTTGTTGATTGTATTTCAAATGAAAACAATCTTGTTGGATACGTTGATGGTAAAGAATATTATGGACCATTCCACGTCCATCCAACTAATGGAAGAAAAATGGTTGGATCAAAGCATACACAAGTGGCACACAAATACATATATGATACTCCTGAGGCAAGTCTTGGGTCTAGAACTTCATCAGTTAATACTACAACTCGGGTAAGTGTAGAGACTACAACAACTGCTACACCTACACCAACTCCTTCACCTACACCAACTCCTTCACCTACACCAACTCCTTCACCTTCTAGTTCTCCACCATCATCACCACCCCCAAGTTCTGGTGGAGGGGGATCAAGTTCTGGTGGTGGATACTAAATATCTAAAAAGAATTATATAAATGGCACACGATCAGAATTGGGAAAAAAGACAATTTGTTAGTTTTAGTCCACAGTTTAGAATTGATGTAAATAATCCACAAACAGGATTCAATGGTCCAGGAATCTATGATCTGTATGGATATACTGAGAATGGAGATGTATCTCTTTCTGGTATGACGGCAGGTGGCATCTATCGCCTTTATAATGATAGAACCATTGAAATTATTGGAGGTGCAAACTCTGATCGTGGTGGTGTTGATATTTGCATCACTGGTATGAAAGGAAGTATCCTTATTACTGCTCAAGAAAACGGTGAAGTGTTAATTAAGGGTGCAAAAATTACTATAGAATCTAGAGGTGACTTAAATTTGAAGAGTGGTGGTAATATGAAGTTAGATTGTGGTAAAAAATTTGATATTAAAGCCCAAGAAGCATATTGCGATGCACCTCACTCTTATGGAGATGATTGTATTGCCACACAAGATAATGCAAATAATCTTCTCAATCTAGCATTTAAAGGTCTTAAAGCAGAGGGTATTGCTAGAGCAGCAGCAGGTGCGGCAGGTGGACCTGGTGCCTCACTCGCAGTTTCTGTCGCATCAAAGGCAATAAAAGGACTGGGTTAGTATGTCTCTTATTAATATAAATCAAACTAGTTTTGATCATACTTTTCAATCCAACGTTACTTTTTTAAGTAGTTCATTTTTTCAATCTAATGTAATTGTAGCATCAGGTACAAAATTAGAAGTGAATGGCACTTCAACTTTTATCGGTGCTTCATCTTTTAGTGGTGCTGCAACATTTAAAGATACAGTCTCTGTAGATTCAACTCTCTCAGTAAATTCAAGTATAACTGGAGAAAGTTTAGAAATTTCATCTTCATCAACTCTTAATAATATTAATATTAATGGTAAATTATATGATGGTGATGGTGATTTTGGAACAGCAGGTCAATTATTATCATCAGACGGAACAGATTTAAACTGGATAGATGCAAGTTCAACCAGTGTGGCAAATGCAAATAATGTCGGAACAAATGCAAACTCTACAAATACAGATCAATTCATAACATTTGTTGGTGCAAGTAGTGGTAATAATCCTATCAGAGTTGATACTAATTTAAAATATAATCCATCTACAAATGTATTAACTGCACCTTCATTTTCTGGTGATTTAACTGGCACAATTCAAACTGCTGCACAAACAAATATCACATCGTTAGGAACACTATCAAGTTTAGCAGTAAGTGGAAATATTACACAGTCTGGAACGAATAATTATATTAGGATAAACGGAGGATTGCAAGATAAAGATGGAGCAGATGGAACCTCAGGACAAGTACTATCTTCAACTGGAACCCAAGTTAATTGGATTAATGTTGGTGATATAACGGCTGGTTCAGCATCAGAGGTCGGTGTGACTGCAGTCAATACGAATGCAGTGCATTTTATTACATTTGTAGATTCATCATCTGGTAATGAGAATATAAGAGTTGATACCAATCTCGCATATAATCCTAGCACTAATATTATCTCCAGCAAAATAAGTGACATTTCTAATCACGATACTGGAGATCTATCAGAAGGAACAAACCTTTACTACACTAACGCTAGAGCAGATGCAAGAATCGCTGCTGCTGATACTGGAGATCTATCAGAAGGAACAAACCTTTACCATACCACTGCTCGCGCACGTTCATCAATCAGTGCTGGTGGAGACTTATCATACAATTCTTCCACTGGTGTGATGTCAATTTCGGTGCCATCTGCATTTGTTAGTGGAATGATTATCTTATGGTCCGGTAGTATAGGAAGTATTCCATCCGGTTTTGTTCTTTGTAATGGTTCTAACAGTACACCAGATTTAAGAGATAGATTTGTTGTTGGTGCTGGATCTGGATATAGTGTTGGTGCCACTGGTGGTGCTACTAGCAATACTCTAAGTACATCACAACTTCCATCTCACACTCACGATGATGGTAGTTTAACTACTGCTAATTATACTCATACGCATGATACGAAACTAGATGCCAACAGAGTATTTGGTTTCACCCAAAGTGGTGATGCAACAGATGGTCAAACAAGTCCTTATGGAAACCCAGGAAGTCTCCCAGGTTGGAATATTCCTACT